CTCTTCTCGATAGCCTCGTAGTATTCAAACGCTATCCTGGTCATTTCCTTGTAGTATGCGGATGAATTGGCATATTCCTTGTCATCGAGTGCCTTAAGCTCATTGGCATTGGTGTCTGCCTGTCTCCTGAGGTCGGCATAGAACAGCTCGGATTCCTTCTTCTCCTCTTCCTTGAGCTTCTGGAAGTCTTCCAGCTGCAATGAGTATATCTGTGGGTCAAGCCCTGTCATCTTCTCAAAGAGCTTGTTTATCTTGATGACATAGCTCTCATTGTCCTCGTAGAGGGCTTTCATCCTCTCGCCAATCTGCTCAAGTGATATCTCACCCTTCTTGTACTGGCTCTCAATACCGTTGAACATCTCCTGAATCCCCTCTGATGCAACAGTGACCTCCTGCTTTATGAAGTCGGCAATCGGGAGTTTTGATGACTTGAACTTCCTATAGAATTCCTCAATGAAGTTGGAGGCAATGTTATCGGCATACTGGATTACATCCTTTATAACCTGGGGGTCATTGATGTCAAGGCCCTTCCTTACTGCCTCGATGGTCTTGGTATTCCCAACCTGCCTCATTATCTCATCCTTTATCTTGATGAAATAGTTCTCTATGGTGCGCTTGTCCTCATCCAGCCCCTCGTTCAGCCACTGGCCGATATGGATGGATGTCTTTGAATCCATTACCTCCTTCTTGGTGTCTATCACCTTCTGCCTGAGATAGTCGAATGCAGCAGAGTACTTGTGGTAGTACTTCAATCCTTCCTCAAGTACCTTGGCATAGTCATCCATCTTCTGGAAATAGGTCTCAGCAGTCTTGTTGCTGATTTCATTGAGCTTCTTCTGGTGTCTTTCCTCAAGTTCCTCGATAAGCTGGTTCCTCAACTGCCTGTCAGTCACCTCCTGCTGGATTTTCCTCTTGTATATCTTGTATTCGGTATCCTCAAGCTTGGTGGCATTCCTGATTTCCTCTGCAAGGTTTCCCTTTGAGTTCTCAAGCCTCTTCTCGTACAGTTCCTTCTCCCATTCAAGCTTCTTGGTATACAGGTCCTTTGAGCCGCTTGTATCCTTCCTGTTTATCTCCTTGTTGATTTTGCTCAACTCCTTCTCCATCAGGGTAACGTCGTTTGAGAGTGCTGCCTGTAGCTTTACAACCTCTGCCCTCTGTTCTGCAAGCTTCTTGTTGGTCTCAGCAGTATTGCCAGCCTTCTTTGCCTCCATCTCAGCCAGGTTAAGCTGCTGCTTTGCAAGTGTGAGGTTGTTCTTGATTATCTGCTGTTGGTGCCTGTGGTATTCCTGTATGTACTTCTTCCTCTGCTTTGCATTGTAGTTCTCCCTGTCGTAGGCCTTCTGCCTTGCATCAGCAGCCTTCTTCTCCTCCTTTGCATTAACCTCAATGGCCTTCCTCTCATTCTCCTCGTTGAACTGCCTCTGCCTTACTATGTTAGCCTCAAGCTTCTCAAGCTGTTCATACTCGTCAACGGCATCCTTTACTCCCAATGCCCTTCCAAGAGGACTGTCCGCAATGGCCTTGACGAACTTCTTGTAGTTCTCAACCAAAGGCTGTATCTTCTCAGATATCCAGTTCAATCCCTGTCCCAATAGCTCAAGAGCCTTGGTGACACCTGTAAGTGTCAACTGCAAAGGCATCAGTGCAGCCTCAAGCAGCTTTGAATCAGCTATGAACTTGACAAGAGGGTCTATGACATCAAGCAATGCGCTTGCGAACTTCTCGACAAGCCTCTGTACAACGTCAAGAATAGGCTTTAGCCTACCCATCGTCTTCTCGAACTTGTCACTGTTCTCATTGGATGACGAAATGCCTTTCTTCAACATCAGCAATGCAGCAGCAATGGCAGCAATGGCGGCACCTACTGGAGTCGCAATGAACCTCAGTGAAGCAACAGTCATCTGGTTTATTCCCTGTGTTGCAGCAGCAAATGCGCCCTTCAAGGTGCCTAGCTTACCTCCTGTGGCCTCTGTCTCCGTACCGAGTGTCCTAAGGCCGTTAGCAAGCCCTTCTGGGCCTTTTGACATATCTGAGAATGCTGACAGGAAGGAACTCTTGTAGTCACCTACGTTCCTCTGGTAATAGCCCATCTGGGCATCCATCTCCTTGAGCTTGGTGTTCAGTTCATTTATCCTCTCGGCATTTGCCTTGAATACGTCACTGTTCTCACCCATAGCATCCTTCAACTGCTTGTTCTGCCTGGTGAGTTCAGCAAGCTCGTTCTGCATAGCCTGATATGAGCCGTCAAGGGCCTTTACGGAGGAATCCTGGCCCTTCATAGCATCGCTAAGCCGCTTCTGTGTTGCGACAAGCTGCTCAGATACCTTCCTGTATTCCTCTGTACCCTGCTCAAGATTGAGAAGCTGTGTCTGTAGCTCCTTTATGGCATCCTTATAGTCCTTGATTGAGACTTTCAGTATATCCTTGTTCATTATCTTTTATCTTTATTAATAAATAGGGAAATGGCGGCTTGATACCACCACTTCCTCTAATTAAGATAGTTATACCTGTTTGCGACCTTTATAAGCGTACACTTTACACTGTCTGCCTTGTTGAGGTCATAGTCCTCGATTGACTCGAAAATCCATTCAGCGTTCTCCCACCATACGAACCTCCTCAACAGTTCATCAGGCCTTATGTCCCTTGGGAGCCTTATATATACCTCAACCTTCTTTCCGTTCCTGTCATACATATCCTCAGACCACTTATGATACTGTGGGTATATGCACTGTCCTACGGGCTGTACGAAAGGATGCTCTGGCTCGTTTATGTATGTTGACATACCTGACAGTGTGGTTGTGAACTGCGGAATCTCAGTCGGCATATATGCTATCCTCTCAACGTTGTTCCTCCTTGTTGAAGGCTTACCGTACATATAACCGTCGTTGATAGGGGTTATAGAGGACTCTCCTGGGGTATAGTTGAGTATTGATGCTATATCGTCGGAGAAGTGCTGATACGGGCTCAGAATGCAGTTCTTGTCCATTATCTCAGTCATAACAGGCAGGTTGTCCGATACAATACACTTCCAAGGCGTGAATCCGTTGAAGAATGCAAGTGTCATATTAATCTCAACAGGCTCGAACTGGTTGTTGTATGCGCACAGGAATACTGGACCTTCCTGCTGCTGGAGGTTTGACACTGATGCAAGACCTGTCCTCTCAAGCTCAAGTGTCTGGTCTGTATTAGTACCTCCATCCTCCATCCATAGTGTCTCCTTGCACCAAGGTAACAGGAATGGCTGTGGTACGTCAGTCCTTATGAAGAAGTAAGGTGACTTCATCTGGTAGTCGGCAGTTGCATTGAACGGACTTGACTCGAATACGTCGTTTACCTCACTTGAAAGGTTGACACCAGTATTGAACTTCTTGGCACTGTAAGGCTTATGGTACTTGGTATTATAGAGTCTGTTTACATACAAATCCTCACTTGACTCCAGTTCATAGTTGAGGTACTTGTACTCTGTGACGTTAGGTATCACCTTGACAGGCTTGTTCCAGTCAACTCTCTCGGTGATGTCTATAGGGCCGTCCTTGTAGTATTCGTTAACCCTCTCTATATATACCTTCTTCTCATCCTTGTCGACCCTGAACCTCCAACTGAACATCTTGGAAAGACTCATAAGGAAGTCATAGGCTGTTCCCATCCTACCGAACATAAGCTCCTTGGTTACGTTTGTAGCCTGTACTGACTGCATAGTACCCTCGTAGTATCCGTTCTCCGCTCCCTCGTTGTCCGTGTCCATAAGCGGCTGGTATACGGTCTGCTTGAATGTCACAGGCTTCCAGGCCTCAAATGAGCTACCGAAGTTGGTATCCTCTGTATCGTTACCAGTTGAGATATAGAAAAGGCAGTTCCACCAGTCCCTTGTATATAAGGTATCATAGATGTCATCCTGCTTTGCCTTCGTCCATTTCTCGTCCTCCCTGTTCCTTGTGGTGTAGAGAAGCTGGTCGTTGATGGAGTCCTTGGTCCATTCCCAGCTTGCAATACCGCTTGGATATGCAATACCGAAGTCTGCACTGTAGTTCATATAGTCCCTACAGTCAGCTATGTCAATCTCGTGACCGACACTGTCAACGGCAAACGGGAAGTGGATAAGCTCACATACGTACTTCACTGTCACACCGTTCTCGCTTGGAAGGGCAATGTTCATAGGCATTACGTCCTCAGTTACGAACCATACGTTGTTATTGGCATCCTTCCTCTTGATGATGTCGGTGTTGTTAATCTTAACCTGTGTCCTGTCAACATCGTAATGGTTTGCAATATAAGTAATGTACCTGTCCTCAACCCAGTGGAAACCGTCCCTTAACAAGTGGCTCATAAGTACCTGTATATTGGACTTGTTGCCGTGATTGTCCTGTAGGTAGAATACGAAGGCATTTCCTACATAGGCCTGTGTGAATACGTTGTATGGAGTCTCAGTTGAGGCATCACCTGGTCCGTAATAGCTTGACTGCCAGTACCAGTGTGGTGGATACTTCATTACATACTGTCCGTTCTGCTTGAGCTTTGCCCTACACTCCCTGAAAGTCATAACCTTGCGAACCTCGTCGTTATACACCCTTACGTCGTTGTTGACGTAAATCATAGGATATGCGCATACCTGCAACTTGACATTCGTCATACCACTCAAGTCGAAATACTGCTCTCTGCCAGACACTTGGATAGCAGGAGTCACAGTACCAGATACACTTGGGTCATCCTCTACGGTTGATGTATATGAGCTTACGGTCACTGGATGGAGGTTATCCTCACTTGATGCGAAGTCAAGCCTGTCACATATAATCCAACTATTATTTATATATGTATCTGCGCTTAATGACTCTGACATCTCAACCTCATAGCCACCGTTATTATCAGGGTCCTTGATGGCATCCATAATGAGCCTTGTACGGATTGCTGGTCGCTGCTGTGAGCTTCTTAAATCCCTTGTCTCCCATTCTGTCATTTCCCTCTGACATTCAAGGCCAATCCATCCTTCCTTGTCCGTATACCATACCCCCTTGTCTGAATCGTACTTCTCATAGACTACAGGACCTCTACGGAAATAATGGCCATAGGTATCACCACTGCCATTATAGTATTTCGCAAGCAAGCAAGCATTACCGTTCTCCATATCGTCACCGTAACCGCCATAGGTTGGTGCTGCTACAATCCAGTTCTCAACACTTCTGTCATTTGGATTGAATGGCTGTTTTAATTTATCCCAACCCTGCTTGATATGCTCAAAATCCCAAAGTGTAAGCAGGTGGTCATTAATCATATCCAGTGGCAGCTTAAGCTTGTCAAGGGTCTTCTCATTGCCCTCGTCATCTATCTGGAGGCTATAGAAGAAATCGCCTATTCCACCGTATAAAGTGATGTTGTAGGTGATATTCCCATTAACATTTTGGATATCATCCAATGTTATATAACCCTTCTCGATGATTTCCGAATTACGGTATAGCTTGAAGTCAACCCTTTCCTTTGGATTGTATTCACCTATCAATGAATTGACATTATACAGTTGTCCGAAAATCCTGTTGTTCTCAGGGGTGCCAGGCAGTGATACGGTCTTTGAATAGTTGCTCCTTACAGCCTCTGGGTCTGATGCATCTCGGCTCTGGTATGTCATTGCCACATCCATATTCTCGAACTCGTCAACCTTGCTTCCGTTGATGTACAGGCCATTGAGAGGTTCTGAGTCGATTAGGTATGTATACTGCTCATTTCTCTTGAGGAACAATACAACTACGATATCATTTGTGACAGTGAAGGTAATTGAGTTACCTGTGCTACCGTCTGACCAGTGGTCAATCATAAAGAACGGGTCGATGTCGGTTGCTGTCAATGTGACTGTGCTTCCGCTTTCATACATACCTGTTCCTGTTACTTTACCCTTGCTTGAAGGGTATACAACGGCTGATACCTGCCTGAGCTCCTTCTTGGAAAGGTAAGCGGTATAAACGGCATTGCCTGAGACAGTTACGGTACGTGGATTGTCTGTATTTCCGTCTCCCCAATGGCTGAATCTATAGTTGGTGTCAATCCTGTCAACTGATATCTCTACTGTCTCACCAAGTTCATACTGACCGTTACCGTTTTCCCTGCATAGTCCCTGTGGAAGTGAATTGACTGTTATGTTATACAGTTTTGCGAATGTCGCTGTATAGGTCTTGTCACCTGTTACAGATACTATTCTTGGATTCTGTGTATTACCGTCATCCCACTGCTTGAACTTATATCCTTGTGCTGGTATTGCCTCAATTGTGATATTCGTACCGAAAGGATATCTGCCGTCACCTGTTGTCGTACCTCCTGATGATGGTGATGATGCTGTTGCTATATCATACAAGTGTAAGAGGTATGCAGTAAGTTCAACGTTGTCGTTTACTGTTATAGTTCTTGGATTGTCAGTATTACCGTCTGACCAATGACTGAATACATAATCCTCTGTTGGTGTGACAGTCAGTGTTGCTTCCCTTCCTACAATATAGTATCCGTCACCTGTAATGGTACCTCCACTTTCAGGGTCAAGGTGTGTAACTACTCGATAACTTGGCTTTTGTGAGAGGTATGCTATTACTGTTACATCCTCTTCTGCCGTGAATGACATTGACATACCTGTGCTACCGTCTGACCATCTCTGGAATGTATAGTCAGGGTCGATATCGGTTACCTCAAGGGTTACTTGCTGTCCAACCTCATATTCACCACCTCCTATTACTGTAGCCTTGCCTATTGGTGATACTGCTGTAATGATAAGGGCAGTAGGCTTTGCTTCCAAGTATGCAGTATAGGTTGTATTGCCTGTTACTGTTACTGTTATTGATTCGCTTGTAGCTCCATTACTCCAATGGTCGAAGAGATATCTGTTGTCAATATCGGTTACAGTTAAGGTTGCTGTGTTGCCTGACTTGTATGTGCCTCCACCTGTTACTTGTGCCTTGCCTGATGGGTCTGATGTTGCTGATATGGTGTATTCAGGCTTTTGTATGAAGTTGGCTGTTATGGTTTCTGATTCCTCTACTGTTACTGTGGTTGATGTGGTTGTATCTCCATTTGACCATCCTGTGAATATATAGTCATCATCAATATCGGTTACAGTTAAGGTTACTGTACTACCTGTCTCGTATACTCCTTCTCCAGTTATGCTTGCTACACCTTCTGGGGATGTGGTTGCTGATATATATGCATATCCTTCTGCTATGTCGAACTCTGCCGTATATGTTGCATTTCCATTACAGGTAAATGTCCTTGAGAGGTTGGTATTGCCGTCGTTCCATTGCTTGAATGTGTATCCTGGCTGTATGTTGGTTATCTCAAGGGTTACTGTACGGGGATAACGATATGTACCGCCACCTGTTATGGTTGCAGCATAAGGATAGTTGGATGCTGTGGTAATCTGATATTCCTTTCCGATAAGGTTAAGTCTTACCTCAGTATTGCCAGTCACAGTGAATGTTATGGCTGATGCTCCTTGTGACCCTGGTACTGTGTAATTGTTCTTTGCCCAATCGTTAACCTCCCAATGAGAGTCTATCTCAGTTGCTGTGAGTGTACAGGTCTGTCCGCTTCTGTATGTACCTGTGCCTGTTATGGTTGCACTTCCCCATATAGGAGAATCATAGGCTGTTACCTCATATTCAGGTCTGTACTCGAAATAAGCCGTATAGCCTGAATCTCCACCTACCACAATTTCCCTTGGATTGTCTGTATTTCCGTCGTTCCAATGGTCGAACACATAGTCATTGTCCGTAGTGATGGCTGACAGTGTTACGTGTGTACCTGCTGAATACGTGCCTCCCGACGGTTGTACCGTGCCTACACCATACGGGGAGGATGATGTTGTTATGTCATAGTCCCTTGCTTTTTCCACCAGGACAGCAGAGTATGATGTATTGCCTGTGGCTATGAATGTAATTGTCGGTGTAATACTTCCATCAGTCCAATATGCGAATGTATAGTCAGGGTCTATGTCTACGACTGAAAGCGTTACCTGTGTATTAATCGGATAAGTACCACCTCCCAATACCCTTGCCTTTCCTTCTGGTGACACACCTGCGTAAACTGTACATTCATTGTTTATATTCCTTACCGTCCATCCCCCTGGGATATCCATATTGGGGGTGTTCCCGTTCCATTCCCTGTTGGCTGGTGCATACAGGGTACTTGGAGATGTGTCTGGAAGCCAATTAGAAAACACGTTATCATACGTAGGGGAAGCCGTAAAATTGACTGTTAGGTTTTTCAGGTCAGAGTACTGAAACATTTCGTGAAAAGCACGACTATCGACCATATCTCCAGAACCCGACTTTTCATCTAAATATTCGCTTGCAGCAATATAAGGTCCTGTTTCGATTCCTGTGCAATACCTGAACATACCCTCGTATGTTTCACGAAGTAGACGTTGAGCAGGTAAGACTGATGGTACCCCTAAAAGTGTACATCTATTAAAAGTTTCCCGATATGCGCCTATAGAAGCATCCAACGGAAATACAAGTTCTGAAATGTCAATAGCATCAGACCCAGCGAAAAGCCAGTCAAAGCAATATGCATAGTCCCACCCGACGTGTCCACTCTCTATGTCTTCTTTTGTTACTATTGACGTAGGGCAGTCTGGTGATATGAGTGACGTTAGATGACCTGTTATCCTACACGGATTATCTTTTATGTTTATTATAATATTGTTGTGGTATCCACTTTCATTTTCTCCGTATATCTTCAAGCTTTGACCAAAGGGAATCGTTATGGTTACATTCCTGTATTCAATCAGTTGTGTATAACTCCCCTGGCTTGAAAGCTTATAATATATCGTATTTGACTGATATTCATCCATATGCCTTATTTCTACTATTGTATCAGCATTTATAGGAGTTATGGTAAGGAACTTTGATTCATCCATAATTAGATTATCTTTTTATTGACTGAGTATTGTAGCTGGATGGTGAACAGTGAGAACTTCTTTCCATTGCTTCTCATATCCTTCACCTCATACTGATTTGAATTGACATTAACTGGTATCACATCCCCATTCTTCAAGTCCTGGAGATATGCACAGGTGGTATTGTAGACATTATATATCCTTTCTACTTGATTATCCTTTAACCAGCCTGTAGTAAACTCTACTGTCTCTTCCTCTATGTTGTTCAACTTTAGTAATTGATGCTTTGGGAGGTAGTTGTTACCATATTTCTTGAACATCGTCGGTGTGTTCTTTGTCTTTTTGACATTCTTGTGATTCAATAGTATTGAGTCAAAGCCTCCCCTTGAGTTAACGTAGTATAATACATAGTCTGCGTGGGTCTGGCATACTGAATATGTCATCTGCTCACTTCCTATTTGAACGGTTACTGCACTCGTCATTTGTGGCATATCGAGGTTGTATTGTACATTACCACCGTATGAGTAATCGAATGGGTACTCCTGACCATTGACATATACACTCTGTATGCTGTTGAAATATGCTACATTGAAGAGTAATCTTTGTCGAGGGTCTAATACACCTGTAACAGGCTCTGACAGGATATGAGCATTATTGTAATACAGGTCCTTGGAATAGGAGTTATCCAGGAACATCTGTACGATATGCAAAAGGTTATTGTCAACCTTCACTGCGCAAGAGTTATATGCCTGAGAGTTGACTGTTATTCCTGTTGATAATGAGAAAGGAAGTTGAGGGTCTATGGTGTCCCTGATAATGTCTGATACCCTTACTACTGTCTTTCCAGATGGATTAGGATATGCTCTTCCACTATAGTTAAGGTCCCTTCCCTCAATCGTATAATCGAGGTAGTTTGTCGCTGAATCGGACAGTTCTACGTCCAAATCACGCCAGGATGGTATTTTATACTGCTGTGCCATTTTGATTACTTATTTACCAAAAATAGAAACAAGCTGATTTGCAACTTTATCAAAGCTTTCTACCGCAAATTCAGCTACATCTTGCTCTAGGGCTTCCTGTAACTTTGGAAGGTACTTATCATTGATTTCCTCCACTGTCTCTGCAAGGTATTCTCCTCCCTTATAGCCCTTGTCCTTGATTGTACCGTGCTTGCCTATGGCTCTTGCAATCAGAAATGCTAATGTCTCTGTACTTGGGAGTTTACCGTTCTTGTCTGGCTGTGGTAATATCTTTTTTACCTGAATCCATTTAAGAATAGCCTCTTTAGGTGGCATTTTACCAGCCTTTCTGCCTTCCTCTACATATTCGTAGTAGTCAGGGGCATAAAAGGTCACTATATACTCATCTGACTTGACTTTAAGCTTGAAATCAAGTTTTCTCAATGTCTCTCCGCTTGCTGACCTTTTATCCCTTTTGAACTGTCTGTCGAATAGGATATAGGCATTATCCATATATTCGTTCAAGACATCAACAAAGTGCCTTAGATTCTGTTTTTTTGCTTCCATCTTTCAATTCTCTCCTTCTCCTTTTCTGCTTTATAGTGTGAGTATCCAAGTAAATTGAAGAACTCTATTATTCCCATTTCCCATACTTTACTGAATGGTTCCCTGGTTAGCCCTGATATGCAGTCAACTAATGCCAGCCACGTATAGCCTGTATCCTCGCTTGAATTGTCTCTATCTTCTCCAATATCTCCTTCTTCTTCTCCGTCTGTTTCGCCCTCTTCAACTCCTTCTCCAAAGAGGTTACTGTATTGGTGAACGAGGTCAGAGAGCTTTTGAGAAAAAAATAGATAATAGAATTGGAGTCAACTATGCTTATATTCTTGCGAATCTTTTCTTGAAGTTCCTCGATGTCATAGCCTTCCGCATACTTATGGCCTTTTGGAATGATGAATATTGACAGCAATACTTCCATCTTGTCTGTCTTTCCGAAATAAGCCTGAAAATCAGCGTATTGAGCAACTGACATATCACTAACCTTGTTGGTGACTGTATATTCTTCTCCCTCTATCTTGACTGTCTTTGGCTTGCTGTCTTTTGGGAAATCGAACTCATTAACCCATCCTGTTTGCTTTACAAGAAGGCTCATTTCCTCTATGTTCATATTTTCTATGTCCTCAACAGTTTGGTCAGTCAGAGAGGCTAAAATACCCACTGTACGGGCTAAATCATCGCTTTGTTCAGAGGCTTGAAGTATCTCTTCATACTTGTCTATACTTACCTCATCCCAATTCTTATATTTTAATTCAATCATACTCTATGTCGTTTACTGCTTAATCTGTATACACCTTGATTGCCTACTATACTGTCATAGCATATTGCCAATGACATTACACCATCGTCGTGATATCCTGCTTGTGCGTTGTACGTTACCTTACCACCCTTTGTCTGTTCGATTTGATAGTGTTGTAATTGATTGAGAAGTTCCTTGTCTTCGATAATGCCTATATTACCTGATTGGAATGCCAATATGAGGTTGTCAATGATTTTTCTCTTGCTGTCATTGGAGGTGTAGAATTTGACGATATTAACATCCTTTAACTCTTTCTTGAGATAAGCATAATATACCTCACCAATGCTGTTTTCCTCAACTGTGAGCTTCTTTAGCTTGAGAGGCTTGATGATATCCCTGAGTTGACTTACCATCTCGTCAGGTGTCATATCGTTGAAGTAATGGACAGAAGTAATATTCTTATCCTCATCCATAAGTGTTAGCCAAGTGTAGTCTCCACCATTACCTGTTGACCAGTCAATTGCCCCGTATAGTGGCTGTTTTAGGCTCCTCCTGATGTTTTTCTTTATGTCTCCGAAGATGTAACTACCCTCGGTAATAAACAGGCCCAGAACCTCCGTTTGGAACTTCAATTTGGTCATTATTGACCTGTAGTATTCCTTACGTTCTGGTGATAGGAAGTGTTCCACATCAGGGTGATTTGCCCAATCAAAAGTCTTGATTAATGGGTTATTACCTGTAAGTCCCTGTTTGTATACACTATAGAAGTATCCGTCCTCGAAGGCTGGTGTTGATATGCACAGAATCGGGGCATTGTAGACGTTTGTGGTTGGCAATATGACGTTTATTTCATCCTCTTTGAGATATGCACACTCATCAAGAATCAGAATACCTGATATGGTGAATGAACGTGATGACTGTTCTGTTGACTTGAACAATACTCGACTACCGTTGACAAACTCAATCTCAAGTAGGCTGGCATTTGATGATTTTATATAATCGCTACCCTTGAAGTAGTTCAAGAGATGCTTATACATTTCCCTTGATTGGGTGAGGGTAGGTTCGTAAATAGCTGATACACACTCTTTTTCAAAGGCAAACTTTATCAGAATCATACAAGCCATAAAGGACTTGCCCGACTGCCTTATTGACTTGACACAACAAATCTTGCCAGAACCTCTGGAATCCTTCAAGAACTCCCAAGGCTCTGACTGATAGGCTGTTAGCTTTGGAATGCGTATCGTTACGGTTTTGCTCACTCATTATCAATTTTAATCTCGAAGATTGGTTTGTCTGTCTCAACCTTAATCTTCTGTTCGTAAGCCTGAATCATCTTATTGAGGATGTCAATGGCCTGTAGTGACAGCTTATCAGACTTGTTATCTCCCTTTGCTGTCAGTCGGTAAATCATACTGTTCAAACGCTTGATGTTGGTCTGAACAAGATTCTCCTTCATACTCTCGTAGTAGTCCTCAAAGTTACGCCTTTCCTCCTTAATCATCTGCATAGCATACTGCTCGGTATAGCCGTACTTTTCACTGATGATTTTGGCAATCTCAGGATGTAACATATTGAGTTCCAGCATACTACGGATATCGTACATAGCGTGAGGCCTGAATCCGTTTTGGATACCGACACTTGGCTTGCCGTCTTTACGCCTGGTCTCGTAAGGAAACTTATCACCCTTTTTGGTCATCGTTTCCTCTATTTTTCCCTTTCCCATAGTACTTATTTCTTTTTAGCTGTCTTATTATTTGTCTTAGCTTTTGGAGCTGGTTTCTTTGGTGTATCATTTTTCTTCTTCTGTGTTGCTTTCTTTTCCTCATTGTTCTTCATCGTTAAAAAGTAAACCTGTGCAACCTTCTTGAATAAATTGTACACACAATTTGCGCAACCCCAGCTTTTTTGTGTTTGTTCACCTGAATATTCTTCCCACACTGATGCTGCAATCTCATTCTCGCCAGGTGTTGTCGCTTTCTTAAACTGCGCACGTTCAACAGTGATGAGGTATTGCTTGATTGGCTCAAGCTGCTTAAGCTGTTTTTCGTTGAAGTATTTCATTTTATGATAACTTATTAATTAACTTAATTATAAGGGTATATACACAGTCATACAGAGGCTTCCATACGAAAGTAAACCCTGAAACCAGAGCAACCATTGCAATGTAAAGTATTGAGAGATTGCCTGTTATACATAAATAGATTAAGCCTGTCCACCACATCTGACATAGTGAGCATTCAAGAATCTTGATGTGTACATTCTTGAGATTCAGCCACTTACCGATGAGTTGTTCAATGTTGAAAACTACACCTGATATGTCTGTGATGAAGGCTAATATGAATGATATTCCAATTAGGTTAAAAATGATTGCTGCCATAGGCTTTATAAATATGCTTTCTTATGTCTTTGACTATATTGGCTATAGTTGGTTGACTAACATTCAATAGGTCGGAAACTTTGTGATAACTTGCGAGTTCTGCGTATATCAGAATCACTCGTCTTTGAGGTTCTGGTAGTTCGCTTATGATTCTCTTCAATTCAGTTATCTTAGGGTCTTCGTCGTTGAAGATACTGTCATCATAGTCATATTCCGACAAGTCAATGTCCTGATTTGGTTTGAGCTTGTTATATCTGAACGCCATTTAGTTCTCATAGTTAATCTCCTGAGTACGCTCACTAAACTTCCTATATCGAATATAGTAGCTTGAGCGATTGGAGAAACAGGCATTGACTGCTGCTCTTGATAGCCAGTACATTATCTGTTTCTTCCCTTTCTTTTCCTTGTTCATCTCTTCAAGGAAGTCATCATCCTTTTTACTTAAGGCTATGAATAGGTCTTGCGCAAGGTCATCAAGGTTATGCTGCTGTTGGAGGTATTTCTTTCCAACGTTGTCGACAATCTCCTTGATTATACCGCTATCTGCCCACTCCTTCAATATATCATACCTTCTT